CCGTCTGTAGCTACGTCACGGCCATCAACAGTACCGCTAAGTACCACATTACCTGTGATGTTGACGTTACCTGTACCTGTGATGTCATTACTGTTTAAGTCTAGGTTGCCGCCTAGTTGTGGGCTGGTATCACCAATCAGATCTGGGTTGATATTGTTCCACGTGGAACCATCATAAATTCGAGTCGTGTTATCACTGGTATTGAAGTACCAATCACCCACAGTTACAGCATTACCGTTAAGGTCAACGGTAGGGTTAGAAGTAGCAGTACCAAGATACAAACCATCAATGGCTTCTTGTGCCGCTTCAGCCGCTGTTTGTGCGGCCTCTGCCGCAGTCTGTGCTGTCTGAGCCGCTGTTGCACTAGTTGCCGCGTTAGTTGCCGACGTACTGGCAGAAGTGGCAGAAGTGCTGGCAGAAGTGGCAGAAGTTGCCGCTTCACCGGCTTTAGTTGTGGCAGTGGTTGCCGATGTAGATGCGTTAGTTTCTGCTGTTTCAGCATTTGTTTCGGCGGTTTCGGCGGCTGTCTTGGCTACCTCTGCCGCAGACTGGGCTGTTTCAGCCGCTGTCTTAGCTGTTGTCGCAGAACCTTGAGCCGCTACCGCCGCATTCTCAGCAGTCTCAGCATTAGTCTCTGCCGTCTCTGCATTTGTTTCTGCTGTCTCTGCATTAGTCTGTGCAGTTTCTGCCGCCGCTTTAGCTACTTCAGCCGCCGCTTGTGCAGTCTGCGCGGATGTTGCGGATGCCGCCGCTTCATTTGCTTTTGTAGAGGCTCTGGTAGCTTCTAACGCAACTTCAGACGCATACGTATCTGTACTTGCGTCTCCAGATCCACCTGTGCCACGAAATAACGCCATCTAAAGCTCCTACAAAAGAAAAGGAAGGGGGTCTTGCGACCCCCCCAGGTATCTTACTCGGCGATTGCGAGTACGAAACCAGCTTCAGGACGGTATACCTGAACACCGTACAGGCAGTCAGCCGTGTACAGAGTCGAGAGGTATTCCTGCTTGTACTGAGTCTGCGAACGTACAGCTTGCTGTTCTGCCATGACAATAGCGTCAGAGTGGAACAGGAGTGCCGCACGAGTATCGACAGAAGAAGCTGTGTTATCAGCCGCCGCTTCGATAGTTCGGCAGTTAGCAGAAACGTAGATGTCTACGCCGTACAAGTTACCAATAAGGCCAGAGTTAACTGCTTGACCAGTTACGAAGTCAGAAGACACGTAACGATCAATACCCATGATGGTGTTACGAACCGAAGGAGGAATAACAAGCGAACGTCCGTCCATAGGTACGTTGTTGTCATCAAGCTTCTGGATCATGTCGCGGAAGAAAGCATCAGTAAACACGTCAGCCGCTACGATAGTGTCGTCGGTGTACTGAGTAGTAGTACCGCCGTCGTTGAAGAAACAACCGCTGTGCTGGTAGTCAGTTTCTGCTGGGCTAAAGACAACAGCACCGCCATCACCGAAACCAGTACCCGCCGCATGAAGGTCATTGTCAACCTGAACTGAAAGCGCGTAACCCGCATCTTCAGTGTAGAACTGACGGAGGCTAGAAAGAGCCTGAACTTCTACGATGTCTTCGATAAGACGTGAGTACTCAAAGTGACGGTCGATATCGACAGTCAATTCGCCTTCAGTATTTGCAATGATAGTAACTGCTGTATCAGCGGCCTTAACATTTGCATCACCACGAATGGGCTTAGGAATGTGAAGCTTGTCACCTTTCTTTCCACTCATAGCGAGCTTCTTTACAAGGGGAGCCATCTTCAGGTTCTTTTGGTAAGCGGCAATAATTTCATCCGACCAAATCTCGGGGATAAAAGTATCCGCTTCCGTCTTTGCGGTATTACCCGCCGCGCCGGGATAAGTTGCAGTAGCCATGTCAATCTCCTATAAGATTATTTGACTCGACCCTCTGCGTACGCTCTAAAGATTTCATCTGACAAAGCTTGATAACGCTCGGGGTCCGTTTTCATAAGTTTAATTAAGTCGGTCCTGCGATATTGCTTCTTACTTACCCCTTCGCCACTGCCTTTCGTGTTGCCTGTATTGGCCGCCTTAAGTTGCTGTTTCCGCACCTGCTTTTCAACATTTGCGGTTTGCTGGGCTACTGTTTTCCTTTCCTTCCATAAAGAGAAAAGTTCATCAGCCGCGTCAGCGTTGTACTCTTGGTCAGCCTGTACAAACAATTGAGTCCGAAACTTTGAAGCCTTGATCCACTCTGCAAACTTAGGGTCATTCAGAATGTTTTGCATATCTGGATGTTTATTCCCAAGCTCGGCTAATGCCGTTTGCTTTTTGTAGCTTGCAGTGTATTCCTCAGCCGCTCTGATCTTCGGATGATTCTCAATCGCACGATTAACAGCACCTTGAGGATCTGTGAAGTAATCAATATCACTTTCAGGCTCAACGTTCTGTTCAGGTGCTCGTGGTGTTTGAGTAGTAATGTACTCATCTACCACTTTACGAAGCTCACCAACTTCAGCAGAGTGCCGACTCATCACCTGTTCAACTTCTTGGTGCATCTGAACAACTTCTTTCAGAGACTTACCACGGTACTTCTCTGGAATATCGTTGCCAGTGTCTTCTTCTACTTTGTCTTGAGGTTGCTCAACAGCCTCTTCAGGCTCCTGAATCTCTTTGGCTTCGGGTTCAACGTTGTCCACATTCTCCTCTTCGAGGTGTGGATCAAGCATTGTTGCTCGTGACATATTAAACTCCGTGAACTAAGTCATTATGGAGATTTACGTTTTCTGCCAGCTTCTTCATGTTCTCGCACCCACTTCATGTGACGACCAGGAAAGTCCCCACTAGATCCGTCGAGTACGCACTTAGGCGCTGACAGCATTTTAGTAGCATCGGAACCACAATCGCACCTACTGATTGCGACCCCACTGCGTACCATTCTTTCAAATATATGCCCGTTTTCGCAACGGAAATCATATATCTTATACATCTAACTCTTCTTGCTCTTCCGCTTCGGCTTGTTCTCTTGCCGCTTCAATTGTTGCTTCCAGATTTAATACTGTAGCAAACGCGGCAACTTGGCCTTTGCGAAAAAACAATTCCTCCTGATCTTTGACTGTTTGGATATCCGTCAACTGTTTTGCGTTGGCTGATATCTCTTCCAATAACTGTTTAAACCCCTCATGGTTAAACAATGTATTGTAATTATCAAAATACCTCTCAAGCTCAGGTGTCATAATTCTTTCTCTCTTTAGTTGATTAACTGCCTTTTACCATGCTTTTTTGAAAAAGTCAGGCTTTTCGTGACCTAGCTGTTTTCTTTGCAATGCGTTTGGGTTGGGCAGAGTGTTGTTTTCCTGCGGCTGTGTCCTTGCGTTTCTTGCGAGTTGTTGCCGCATACTCCTTTGCCGACAGCGATTTAATAGCCGCTTTAGGCAAATACCTTTCTCCAGTTGCCTTTGACCCTTGCGTTGATGGCTTACCTGATTTGGTAGTCCACTTTTGCTTAGTCCATTTCTTTAAAGACTTCTGGGGTTTTTTAAGAGCCATTACTTATAGCCTCCACCCTTAGCCTTGTACTGTTTAGCAAGCATCTGGGCTTTTCGAGCAGACCATTGACCGGGCTTACCGCCTTTGCCACCCGCTTTAATCTTGTTAAAAAGATTCTTTCGCATAGTGGGTTTGGTGTAGTTGCCCGATTGATTGACTCTCGATTTAGTAGCCATAAGGCTTTTTTACTTTCTTCTTCTTTTTCCCTGGCATAACGACCTCCTAGCTATTTGCTAATCATCATAAAGTTATACGAGTCCATTTTGCCAACATCTTCTGGCTTTTCCTTGGCATCGTACTTGGTTGGAAACCCTTGATCTTGCATCTCTTTGATACGACGCTTTGACGTTTCGCACATAGAGTAATACTCAATAGGCCGATAGCTTACCGTATGGTCTTTGTCTTTCACTTTTTGCCTCCATGAGTTTTTTGAACTTTAAATTCTGCTGACTTGGTTGCGCCTTTGTGCGCTTTGTAACCGCCAGCGGGATCTTTCATGAGGGTATAACCACTACCCTTCTTCATCCAATGATAACCTTCAGGTGCTGGTACTTTCATAGTGCCTACCATTTAACCTTATGCGACCAATAACGCGCAGATAGTTTACTGGGATTTGAGTCTTGGGCGTTGTGACGGGCGTAGTAGCTTCTTTTCCGCGCTTTATCTTTTACGGTTTTAGGATTCTTCCCTGCACCTTTTACGCCCTGTTGACCAAAACGAATTGTCTTGATCTTATCACCTTGTTTCGCAACTACAACGTGCGATTTAGTGGGGTGCCCCGGCGTTTTCTTCGGTTTGTTGAACCCGCTTACGCCCGCGCGTGCTAGTCTTGGATCCCTTGCCATCACTCAGCTCCTTCAACTGGGACTTCAGCTCCTGTATTTCCTTCTTTAACGGCTCCAATTGCGCGTTGAACTTCAGGAATATCATTTGCAACTCTCGGTCTGTCAACATTTACTTTACTCTCCATTTCTCTTTCTTTGATTAGCGTCTCTGCTAATTTCATTCGACGCTCAAACTCTTTGTCTTCTGCATCCCCTTCTTTGAGGTTGCGAGTGACTGCGTTAATTCTATCAATCTCAAGCTCAACAGGAACCGCTTGGGCTTCTGCCGCAAGCTTCGTGGCTCTTGCTGAAGACTCTTGCGCCTGTGCATTGAGCGCGTTGGTTTGCGATTGCTGGAACTGCATCTGAGTTTGCTGTGCCATCATCTGCATCTGCTGTGCTTCTGGGTTTGGCTGTGACGCTTGAGTCAGTGCCGCAATCAACTCTTCACGGTTAGACAGGTTCATGTTGTCAATAACTGACTGAACTAGGGTCATGTACAACGGAGAGTCTTGACCCATAGTCTGCAATAACTGTACCAACTGAGTAACTTCATACTCTCTAGCAATAATTCCCAGCGTACTGCTCGCATTAAACTTGTAATCCGCAACCGGATAGTTTTCAGGATCAAACTGCATATACCGATGTGCGGCTTTCTTGACGAAAGGGATTAAGAAAGACTGTTGGAAGTTAATAAGGGTGCGCTTATGACGCTTAATAACAGCGCCAAGAGACATACTAATACCTGCCGCCGTTGACTCCCCATTAACTTGCCCAGCGACCCCAGCAGAATCAACTGCGCCGGTGGCCTGTTGAACCATCTGTTGTAACGCTCCGGCTTGCGCGAACGTAATTTGATTAACCTGACCAAAGTTAAACGGCTGAAGTACTTCACGGGGATCTCCATTAGTAAGAATCATCTTGCCGGGGCGGACTTCTGGTTTTGCACCTCTAGGTAATCGAGTCGCATCAATCGCCATCATTGGGTGAATCGTTAAGCTGAGTGCGTCAATACGCGCTCGAAGCTCGGTATCCAGTGCTTTTTGGCTGTTGTAACCTTTTTCGCAGACGCCACGACCCCAAAATCGCCCTGGCACTACGTCCACGGGAACGCAACAACGGGCCGATCTTGCATCATGTACGGATTTGGCTCTGCTTTTAGCAAAATACCGCCGTTTGCAATGACTACAATGGCCTCAACGTAGAAACTATCGCCCTCTTCAGCCTCTTGATTAACATCAGCCATTGCATCATTAAGCAATTCGCGCGGAACTAAACCGTAATACTTGGTTAGACGAATTTTATCGTCGTTGTAGATCGTAATGTCCTGATCTGGCTCCAAATCTGTATCTGGTGCGGCAGATCCAAGGTATTCTTTGCGATATACGCCCTGTTCTTGCAGGATTTCTACCGAATGACGGCTTACAAACTCGTCAATACAGACGCCAAGCGCGTCTTCAACGTTAGTTGCTACTGGATCTATAAGAAAATTCTGGGGGAGTACAGGCTTTAGCTTTACCTTTACTCGTTCTTGTATGTTGATACCAACTGCTTGAAGATCCCCGTCCATAATTGGTTGGGTAGCTGGTGTCATTTCCTTCATTTCTTCAATAACAATTTCACCAATGCCCGTACCAAATACCGCTGAGTTAATTAGGCATTCGGCAACAGACTTGCGGATCATGCAGTCTTCAAAATCTTCGGTTAGTTTGTTTCTAAGAAAGAGTACGTCCTGACGTTCTGTGTCGCCCATGTTGTCAGAGACATCAAACCACTTGCCTCTGCCAAAGGTAGCCTCTTCTAGTTCGGCAACATTGGATTCAACAGCTTGTTGTAGAGCAGGAGAGATAATACGGCTACGCTCACTCCGACGCTCGCTATCAGCAGGATCCCAAATCCCACGCCAAAGCCGATAGTATTCTTCAAAACGTGCTTCATAGTTAGATTCATAGTAGTCACGCCAATCCTCGCACTTGGTAATTACCCAACCTTCGACAGATTGCTCAATAACAATGGGGTCTTCTTCGTAAAGATCACTCATATTTAGTACCCTGCTACCACATCAAGTATTTGGTGGTCATCAATTTCGTATTCGTAGTCATAGACCACTTCGGCTAGTTGGTCAATGTAAGCCAATGCATCTACTAAGTCGTCGTGGGTCAAAGGATCGGGGAATTGAAAGAGTTGGTCAAGGAATCTTGCATTCCATTCACCCTTGTTTAAAGTGATATAGCCGTTTTCAAAGCGCCCTTGTAGCGCCCACATGACCCTATCGACTTTCTTTTTGTTGCCGTGGGTTAGTTCTTCTACCCGAAAAAACGTACCGTACTTCTTTTGTAGGTCAAGCAAAGGGGACATAACCGCTTGTTTGGCTATGCCTCTCTCAATACCCACCGATATAGGCTTGTAATCTCTTACTGCTTGGAAGATTTTGATCGCGGTTTCGTCGAGCGTCCACCTGCCGTGGATGATGTTTTCGACGTACCATCCTTCTTCCGAGACGTTGACGACGGCGATTGCCGTTTCGTCGAGCTTCGAGTTTTTGGTGCGCTTTTTGTTGACTTCTTCGAAGCCGGCGAGGTCGATGGCGATGTAGTAGTCTCCGGTCGGATCTT